CTTCTTTATGGTAGTCTGCAAATATCTTATCTACAGAGCTTGTTTGTATTTGCCAGTTGCCCTCAGCCGCGTCACCAGCACTATCCAGTTCTTTTATTATTTTCTTGATTGCTGGCACAAAGATTTTGCGCTCCAGTTTATCATTTACAAAATCCTGTAGAGCTGCATCAGCATCCATTACAGCATCAATCATAATATGCCTAATATTTTCAAAAACAATCTTCATCTCAGCTCTCGCTTGAGATGACTTATCTTCATTCAGATAATTGTCAATTTTCTCATGTACCTTTTTCATTTCTTCTCCCCTGATTTATCGAATATGGCTTTTACTTTTTGTAACATCTCATCGTCAGTAAGAGTATTCTTAGTTACCTTGGCTATACCCTGTGAGGAGTTGACTTTCCACTTTCCGTCTGCTGTCAGGACGGCCTGAATGAAATGAAGGTCTGTTCCGCCACCTAATCCAAATGCCCATCGCTTATTAGTAGTGGACACTCTCACATTTCCGCCGAAGTGATCTGTTTTCTTTTTATTTTGATCAAGAAATTTTATGACCTTCGATTGCCCCAACCTGTCAACATAATCCTCTTTCAAAATATAATCAAGTCTTTCTATAATATCTGTCATAATTTTTTCCTCGCAAGTGTTAGAAAATCATCATCGCCTAACCACACATCCACATCTATAGTACCCATTTGTCTGGAAGTTGTGTTGCTAAACTTTTCGGATGTTGCATAGGTTTTGCTTCCGTCACTAAAAGCAACCAGTGTTTCATAAGAAAACCATAATGTCTTTCCGCTCACATAAATTTTGGTAAAATTTGGGCCCTCTTGTTTTAGAAAGATTGGGCCGAGGCCTTCTGTCAAAACTTCTTCTTTCAGACCATATTTCTTGAGAACAGCTCTGGCCTCCTCTTTGTTCATACCGCCCATTATTTTTGCACCAGCATCTGACATTTTTAATGTCTTTCTTGCAATGGCTACCTGATGTTTAGCAAACACATCTAATGTTTTCTCATCAAGGTATTCGCTTAAGCGTTCATCTATCCTTTTCATTTTCCATACCATCCATATTTTTTTCTGAGAGTTTTTGCGTGCTCATCCATATCACTTACAAGCTCATTTACCAATGCATCTGACATATAGGGCTGGAACTGGTCTTGGACAAAGATAATAAGCTTAGCATAAAAAGAGGCGAAGCATTCAGATTGTTTCTGTATGTCACCCTTGTATAAATCAACGCAGGTTTCCTTTGCATATTCGTCCATTGCTTTCAATGTATTTCTGACACCTTCTTTGAAAGCATCGTCGGCTCTTTTCTGTGCGGCTCTGAGTTGACTGGCTAATTGACCTGATACAGCCTCATTCAAATACATATCAATCTTTTCGTCTATCTTTCCCATTATACTTTCTCCTGTAATAATCTAATCAGCTTTTCCAAGACATACTGTGCTTTATAAGGCATATCAGATACAACACCCGATGTTTTTTTATTGATATCAATAGCAACGCTTTTTGCCATTTCCTTTGCAATCTTGTCGAGTTCTGGATAGTTACCGTGTAGAGCTTTTTGGAGCGCCTTGTCAGCGTTCCTCAAAACTTTCAGGTCATCCTTATATCCCTCTCCAAGATACATATCAATCTTCTCATCTATACTTTTCACTTACCATCTCCTTTTATAAACTTCGCAAAGACCATTTACGCTGGTAGATAATCCGGCAGATGCTGGAATTACAGTATCAAGAACATCGGCTGCTGTCGCAATATTTTCAGGATTTTTACAAACCTCTCCCTTAAAATACATACAGGTTCCACAACATTCAACATTAACTTCTCTATATTTTATAATTCTCAACACTTTTTTATCCATCTGATAGCCAAACCCTCTCGGCATTATTTCTGTCAAATAGTTTTCTATCTTCTCATCTACCTTCATTTTCCATACCATCCATATTTTTTCCTGATAAATTTGGCGTGCTCCTCGATATTGTCTATCAATTCATCCAACATTTTAAATGAGTAATTCCAAGACATAGTATCTTGTTGAAATCCTATAAGCCTACTCACGAAAACATTGAACTCCTTTGCCTGTTCCTTTACATCAGGTGTCAGTTTAATTGTTTCCTTGGCAAACCAATCCAGAGATTTCATTGTATCATCTATTCTATCCCTGAAGGCCTTTTCCAGTTTCTTGGCTTCCTCTTTCGCTTCTTTTTCAGCGTTTTGCTCCAAGTTTCTTAAAGCTGGATCTGTAAATTCTGTTAGATATTTTCCAAATCTCATCTATCTACCCCTTAATATCCATAAATTTTGGTGTCAACATCATCGTAATCATCAATGGTATTAGATTGTTCTTCAATCCACTCGTTGTCACCGTAGGCACTAATCGGAGCACTATGCGTTGCAAGTGCTGTAGCACTATCGCTCTGCTCTGAGAACCTGTATGGTCTCAATATAAGAATATAGACCATCTTCTTCAACTGGAATGTCTTATCATCATCATCAACGTGGACAACCTCGAATGTTCTGCGCTCACCAGCAAACGGCTCATACCAATCTATCGTAACGATATCTCCGATTTTCGGTTCCGTCGTAGCACTTACATCCCGCCTCCATGTTCCCTGCGGAATATGTGTGATGAGAATGTCACCGCCAAACATACCAAAAGATGACCACAGGTTCGGCTCCTCATCTACATTGTAAATGAGTTTTGTTGTCTTTCCTGTTTCATCATAGGTTGTGCCAGTATGTTCACCATAAAGAGTATCATATGTTACACTATTGGATCTTTCGTGCCAAACAGCCTTTATGCCAACAATGTCCGTATATTCCATTATCAAGCTTTCCGCAAGGGAATGCTCAGGATTATAACGGATATCGTATAACTCCCATTGTGGCTTATTGATACCGCCTCTTGGTTGTCTGGTTGGTATTGCCATTTCTTAGCCCTTCTCTACTCTCGCGTCCATTTTGTTGACCATAGCCGATCCGTCTTTTGGGCACTGGTGCATGGAGCAGGCCATCTCGTTGTCCTTCTCGACATATGTTTTGCAAACTGGACAGATGCAGTATTTTACAAGGTCTTTCTGCGGGCCGATTGTATCATAACCATATGATGATCCCGCAAGTGCATCGAGTGGTGTGACTTCCTCTTTCACCAGATGCTTGGCCAAAATTTTCTCCAATGCTGTTTTCAGTTTACTGCCTGTTTTTACATGCGCAGCAAGTTTTTCTTTTTTCATTTTATTCTCCTCTTGTCATTGGCCCGCCACAATGCGGACACGCTGTTCTTTCACAGGAAACCCCTCTCGCTTTTTTCGCTGTTATGTGACATTTAGGACACACACAACAACCAATGGGGCCCCGCGTGCAAATTATTTTTTCTGTACTTTTCGGTTCGCTGTCTTTATCCAACTTCTATCCCATATCCAAGCCAAGGCTCCTCCATTCGGAGCCTTTCTTCCAACTTCTCTACTTCTGCCTGCCCCTCTGAGATGAGGGCATCTCCATCCATTGTCAGGCCTGTTTGCCCGATACTGGTAAAGTTGGCAAACTTCGACCTTATCCTGCCGAGGATAACCTTTGACTGTGCCAAGGCGTATTCAAAAACCCAATCGTGTTCGTAGATATCTTCATCAAGGCCTTCAACAACCATTGCTCTTACCAATATCCAACCCGGTGATTGATATGAAGCTGTTGATGTGTATACTACACCGCCTGAAGGGGGCGGGGGCTGGATCTCAATTTGATTTGTATATCTGTGATAAGTAAAATTATAAGCATCAACTACATACCGTCTGACGGTATCCAAAAAGTCTCTTGCTATGTGATAAGATATCAATGTATATCCTGACCCAGCCCCTCGCATCAGTATCATATCATACATTCCCTGATTATACAGGTAATTTTCAATAGTGAATAGTGTTTGAACAGAACCGGTGGTTGCTATTTCATAATTCAACACTTCGGTTACATTACCCGGGCAATCATACAATGTCTGGCCGGCTGAGAGCAACTGTGTATAAAAATGTTCCACTGTTCCCTGTCCAGCTGACCACTTGAGATATTTCTGTCTGGAAAAGTCAATACAATCGACAATCTGAGCATTGTCCAGTTCTACCTTGACAACCGGATAGCCGAGACGTCTTTTGATTTTTTCTACCAAGTCTGATTTTTTCATCGTATGATGCAAACCTCTATAGTATTCTTATTATATTTATAAAAAAGCCTCACAAAGGATTGATTTTGGTAAGCCAATCCCAATTCTCCTCATAGGCCGGCACATCGGTCAAAATACCCCATGCGTCCTCATCATCGTCCTCTACTGACTTTCTCAACTCTGGACTATCTTCCAAAATGTTCATAGAACCGATAAATGTGGCCCAATACATAGCACATACAAGGTCATCCGGCATATCTTTTCCCATAAATTTTCCGCCCTTTTCAATAAATGTGCTTATTTGATCAACCGTATCCCTGTCACAAATTTTGAGGGAAGTATCCTCTACCAGCTTTTTCCAGAGAAGAACGGCCTTTGGTTTCGTATTTTTCTTGGCGCGGATGCCAAGGTCTACATTCTTACTACCACTGTTTATGAGGCCGGGGTTCTCAAAATCCCACCATAGTCGTGAGACAACGGTTGAACCTTCCGCATTGTTCTCACACATAATATAAGCATTGTTATAATAGAGAGACAGTCTGTTTACAATATCAGAAAATGTATAAACATCGGTGAGGGTATGATAAAAGACGGCTACCTGCTCATAGGATATAGGCTTGGATGATGCTATTTTGAGAATTTGTATTCCAGAACCATTCTCGCCCGTTCCCTTGGCTGTGTCCACGCCCAGAACATACTGGAAATCTTTTATCGGTTTCTCGTATATTTTGAGGCGACCTTGCAGGTCTGTATGAACTGGGTCTTTTATTTGTGTATAAAGATTTTCTATTGTCTCCGACTCGATGACAGTATTGGTAGAACCGAGAAATTCACATTCGTGCTCCTGAGCAAACCTGATTTTGCCAAGGTTCTGTTTCTGTTCTTCGGCCCATTTCCTGTCACGACCCGGAACTTCCTTCCAAGTTGCTCTTACTGGAACGAATGTGTTTTCCTTTCTTTCCGCGCCAGAATAAAGACGATGGAACAAATTGAACATACCATTTGGCGTACTGATAATGACAATACGCGACTCCTCTGATGCGGTAATCGTCGGCTGGTTGGATGACCAGAAATCCTCGGCCTTGTTTTTCGCAACAAAGGCGAACTCGTCCATAATCAGAAGGTTCAAGGTTCTACCTCTGAGAGCGTCTGGGCTGGTGGCAGAAACCATTATCTTTGAACCGTTGTCAAAGTATACAAAGGTCTTTGAATACTCAGAAACACCGGGTTTCAACCAAACAGGAAGCTCCTCGTACATGATTTTCAGTCTATTAAGAATGTCCATCGCAGAATTTTGTTTATTGGACACAATACCGATAACCTTGTCAGAATTGAAGATAGCAAACCACAAGGCATACGCACATACTGTAGTGCTCTTACCTGATTGTCGAGCCCAGAGACCAATAACAAATCTATTCTGCTGTAATTTTTTGAGGATTTTTTTCTGATACGGATAGGGCTCAAATATAATGCGGCCCCTGTCTGGATGAACAATTTTTATATACTTTAAGAAATACCATATATCAACAGAACATTTCTGCAACTCTTGAACCTGCTCTGGCGAATATGGAAATTCTTCAAGTGGTCTTTTTACGAAGGTATCATATCTTACTGGGCTCATATATTCGGTTTCTTCATTGCTTTCACTAAAAGTTTACAAATTATATATCACATAATAAATAATCATATCTATATTTATGTTTTATTGGACGGTGTATATTATGTATCTTGTTTATAAAATTACAAATAAAACTAATGGAAAAGCTTATATTGGACAAACACAACAAACCTTCACTCTTAGAAGATATAATCATATTCAAAGAGCAAGAGACGGTGTGAATAGACCTCTTTATAATGCGATGAGAAGGGATGGTGTAAAGAATTTTTCGTGGGAAATTCTTTACGAATGTTCTGATAAAAAAGAGATGGACAAAAAAGAGAGATATTATATTCGTAAATTCCATTCTGTAATTCCCGGCGGATATAATCTTACAGCTGGAGGAGAAGGTGCGAAGCATCATCTCACAACTATAGAAAAAATGAAGCAAAGATTTATTACCAATAATCCTGCCAAAAGACCGGAAGTAAAAGAGAAGATGTCAAGAAATCACGCCGATGTTTCCGGCGAAAAAAACCCTAATGCTAAAGAATGGAAAGTAAAAAATCTTATAGACGATACCGCAAAGATATATAAATCGCTATCATCGTTTTGCGTTGAGAATGGGTATAATCATAAAACTGTTCGTAGAGCTGTCACCAAATATAGAGAGTATAAAAACTACTCTATTACTCCCCTATAAACTCGTCTATCTTACTGAGAATGTCTACATCCTCATTCACTTTACTATTGGCTATCCTTATAGCTCTACCTTCATCCCCAGTATCTTTCAAAACAGCATTGGCGATAGATACCCACTTTTTCTTTTGTTCAGCTGACAGACCCTTTTTGTGTCTATCAACATCTGCTACTGTCCACGGCATAATATTGTCTCCTTTCCATTATTTATGGATTGGAAAGCAAAAAAATGGCCCCTGTGAGAAGAAATCCCACAGGGGCCAGCGCGGAAAAGAAAGAATGTGGACTACTCGATATTGATCGTGTTTTCCACGGGGTTGAGATCAATCAAATGTCTGAAATAAAAGAGTTTGGCTGCTTTAGCACCTGGCGTCGGAGCATTACTGTGCTGCACAGCTGTTTCTTCATCTGTAACAGTGTAAATATGCTCCTTGTCATTTACTACTGTCTTGAGAGCAATAGGCCTGCCCCACAATCTGCAAATGTGTTTCAATGTTTCTTCGGTATATTTCGGGTCTAACGGAATGTTATTATACCTGTGAACCAGTATCATTCCGCCGCCGGTGGATTTCCCGGCATCAACGATTTCAACTTTCGGAACACCACTATGAGCAAAGCTGTTTACTATCAAATCACGGACTTCTTTGCGTTCGTGTTTTGTCCTCACATAGTCTATAGAACCGGCTGTTTCGACCATCTGATAGATATACAGGTCAAGCTTATCTATAAGGTCAACCGTGAGAAAGTCCTGCATAAAGAACCAATCAGTATAGGATTTGAGAACTTCCTGTATCTTTTTCTCACCGACCATCTCCTTCGTATCCCACTTTTCCCTCTCATTGTGATCCGTACAGTTTTCATATTCTGTGCCGTATCTTCCCTTATCCCATCTCTCCTTAATGTCTTTCCACATTTCAGAGCCTACAAGATAGGGGTTCATTGAAAGTTTATTGGTGCCTTTGACAAGAGAGTTATTGTAGGCGTATTCACCGTGCTCGGTAGCATCGAGATATCCCTCGTCAAACAATACCTTCATAATTCTTTCGTGGACAAATGTAGCCCATCCTTCGTTCATATACTTTGTTCTGATATGAGGCCAGTAATACTGACCCTCTATCCTCAAAATCTCAAGTATATCCTTTTCCCAATCTTCAAGAACCTGCGAGTTGTCAATAATAAATCTCAAGAAATCTTCTGTAGGCTCTACAGGCGACATACCCATAAGGGTTTTCCAGAGTTTGTTGTTATACATCTCGACATCAGAGATAATTTTCTTTCTCTTGTCCTTTGGGAGAACATCAGAAAATTCAGATTTCGATGGAATAAATGTCTTACGTTCCCTCTCGAAAATTCTCTTTCGTTTCTCGTCCTCCGTCTCCATCTCAAACGGTGACGAATGCCATTGAAGCGCATGGCCAGCATCAACAATCCGTTCAACCTGATCGAGACCATACAATCTCTCGTAATAGTTAAACCGTTTATTAGCTTCAGCCATAACTTCGATAATGTCATTTCTCGATTTTTGGAACCATCTGCTTTCTGTAAAGAAGTTGACATGCGCATAAACATGCGCCATAACCAATACCTGTGTAGAAAGTGTATTGGAGTTCATCAAGTATGCTCTCGCCGGGCTGTCATTGATAACCAGCTCGTATGGCAATCCAGCATCAACCTTGTCAAAAATGGTTCTCAGCCTTTCGTAGTCGCGACCATATTTCCAGTTGGAGATATTGGTAGGACTTCTATACGCAAGGATTTCCATCATCTTCTGTGGCGGAATAACATCAAACTCAACCGGCAAACACCTTAGACCGTATTCCTCCATCAGCTTGACGATCTTTCCTTCGATTTTCATCAACCTTTGGTATTCTTCTTTCTTCATTGTTACACCCTTTCCGTGCTCTTTCTAAAATCTATCCAGTATGAATAAAATACATCCCCCTTACATTCAAACTCAACACAGTTTATTTCATCATATCTTCTCGGTCTTTTCGTGACAGTGACTCTATCACCTTCAAGAAGATATCCGTGTCTATCAAGGGCGGCACCGGGCTTTTCCATTACAAATAGATCTTCTGTTACAATAAAATTATCACCAATATTCACATCTTTTTGTGTTACCTTCATTCCCGCACCTATTTTTTCTCAAAAAGTAAATGTCTCAAACAAGGATATACATCCTTTTTGCTTTTCATTACGCTCATCAAAAAATGTTTCTCGTCATCTCTGTAAAAGTTTGTGCCGTTCTCGGTGTTAGTCTTGAATGAAAATGACTTCTCTTTCAAGAAAGCATCGAGTAGATTACTGGAGCTGTAATGTTCACCATTCAATCTTATCTCACAATATCCAAGCATATTTATTTGCTTCTCCAGCATCTGTTTTACAGACTTTACTGTTTCATCGGCTGAAAAATCTTCACCGTCAGAAATGTAAACACAATAGACATTCCATTCACTGACAGGATATTCATTCTCAATCAATTCGTTGGCAAGGTCAATGGCGGTATGACAATATGTTCCGCCGTCCTCTCCACGCTTGAAGAAGTGTTCCTCGTCAACCAGTTTAGCTTCGGTTGTATGAACGATAAATCTTATCCTGACATTGTTATAGGTTTTCTTGAGAAACTCAACCAGCCAGAATAACATCGCTCTCGCGAGATATTTCTTTTCCTTTGTCATAGAACCAGATGTGTCCATCATCGCCAAGACAACCGCGTTGCTGTGTATCTCAAAATCTTCTTCTATCTGTTTGAACCGAAGGTCATCATCCTCAATAAAAATGGAGAACGGATCAATACTTGCATCAATCGCCTTCCTCTTAGCAATATCAATAGCCTTGTTCAAATCACCCTCGGCCATAACAAGAGCACGGTATGCATCACCCTCATCACATTCTGTATCAGACATAATTTCGGCAGCATACATCGCCATTCGCTTCATAGTTTCTTTGAGTGTCCTATGTTTGTGAACACGGGGTCGAATGCCTACTTTGGATATGGTCTCAAACTTCCATCCTTTAGGAACAAGTTGCTCTGCTCGCTCCTTGTCCTTAATCCACGGCAATCCAAGATCAGCGAACATCAATTCGATAAGATAATCAATGCTCACTTCTGTTTCCATATATTCTTCGCCGGGCTGATTTCCGGGTTTGTTATCACCCTTCTTTCCCCTCTTGCTCCTTCGAGCAATAAGGTCGCCGGCCTTGGCATTACCCTGACCTACACCGCCAGATGCACCTGTACTACCATAGATAAACTTGTAGTCTTTCAGGCCACGGACAGGTATTCGGATCTTCTGACCCTGCTTTTTTGTGATTATTGCTTCTTCGGCTATGACATCTTTGATATTCTTGCGGATAACATCGTCAATTTTTTCACGGTGTCGTTCCGCATCTTTTATACCTTTGGCCGACAGATCCCAATCTTCGTGAACAATAACTCCCATGATTGTCCTCTATTCTTTTCTAAAATATTTTGCTATATACGGATAATACCATTCATCATATAAAACACTCATTTCCCTCAACCTATCTTCCGAGTTGAGCCATGCTGTAATGTTATCATCCATATCGGTAAGCTCAAGGTTGGTGAGCTGGGCGGCTTCCTTTGTTCTCAGGGCCGCGGCCAGCTCTGTTATAAACCTATCTCTTATAGATGATAACTCTTTCGCATGGTGGGAAAGAAATGCTTCAATGGTTTTTTGAACATTATCCTTCACAATTTCCTTGCTCATATTACTCCTCTTTACGAAGCACTTCACCGACGAAGCTCAGAAGAATGTTTGCACAATCTTCACAGTAACCCCTCTTGATAAGGTTGTTGACTGCCGTTTTGCGCTTCATCTGCGACCTCTTATCCGTTGCGGTCTTGTCAGCCAAAGTCAAAGATACCACATTCTTGAGATCGGCCATCAGCTTTTTCTCGATGGCTATTCTCAATGGATCATATGTTCTGAAGGTAAACAGTTCGCGTTTCTCCAGCTGGGATGATTTGTAAACGAATATATTATTACGAAACTCCGATTTGGAATTAACAGGAACACCGATGTATTCCTCAATAGACCTCATCAGTTTTTCGTCAGGTGTGCTATACTCACCAGTAATGCTGTCGAGAACATTCTCTTTCTTGCAGAACGCCTCAGCATTACGGATGTAATTCTCAAACAACGACTGAGCCTGATCC